CAGGACGTGCCTCGCGAGGCGCTGGCCATCGCCCTGGCCTACCGCTGGAGCTTCTGGGCTCGTCCAGAGCAGCGCGCGCCGGCTGGCGACTGGGTCAAGTGGCTCTACCTGGCCGGCCGTGGCGCCGGCAAGACCCGCGCAGGGGGCGAATGGGTGCGCGAGCAGGCCGAGCGCCACCCGGGCTGCCGGATCCATCTCGTCGCGCCGACCGCCTCGGACGCCCGCGACGTCATGCTCGAGGGCCAGTCGGGCATCCTGCGCACCGCGCCGCCCTGGTTCCGGCCGGTCTACGAGCCCAGCCGCCGGCGGCTCTCCTGGCCCAACGGGAGCCTCGCGTACCTCTTCTCGGCCGAAGAGCCCGACCGCCTGCGCGGCCCTCAGGCGAATTACGCCTGGGCCGACGAGCTCGCCGCCTGGGCCCGCCCGGAGACCTGGGACATGCTGATGTTCGGGCTGCGGCTCGGGCAGCACCCGCAGATCTGCGTCACCACGACCCCCAAGCCCGTCCGCGTGGTGCGCCAGCTGCTCGATGATCCTACCTGCGCAGTCACTCGCGGCACGACCCAGGCCAACGCCCGCAACCTCGCGCCGACCTTCCTGCGCGAGATCCTCGGCCGCTACCAGGGCACACGGCTCTACCGCCAGGAGGTGCTCGGCGAGTATCTCGAGGAGGTCGAGGGCGCCCTGTGGCAGCGCGACTGGATCGAGCGCGATCGCATCGAGTCAGTGGACATGGACAGGCTGCGGCGCATCGTGGTCGCGATCGACCCCGCGGTCACAAGCGACGCCGACAGCGACGAGACAGGTATCGTCGTGGCCGGCCTCGGGATCGACGGGCACGGCTACGTGCTCGAGGATCTATCAGGCCGATCAAGCCCGGATGCCTGGGCGCGGCGTGCGGTCAACGCGCTCGATCGGCATGGCGCCGACCGCATCATCGGCGAAGCGAACAACGGCGGCGACCTCATCGAGCACACGCTCCGCACGGTTCGCCCAAACGTGCCCTATCGCAAGGTGCACGCATCGCGCGGCAAGGCCGCACGCGCAGAGCCCATCGCTGCCCTCTACGAGCAGGGCAAGGTCCATCACGTCGGCGGCTTCCGAGAGCTCGAGGATCAGCTCTGCTCCTGGGAGCCGCTCTCCGGCATGCGCTCGCCTGATCGCCTCGATGCGCTGGTCTGGGCGCTCACCGAGCTCATGCCCGTCGGAGGCATCGGCTGGGGCGATGCAGCGACACTCTCCGGTGTCGCAGCATGAGCGCCCTTGATCTCTACCGCGATTTCCGCGACTGGCGCCGCTACCGCAGGGAGACCCGCTACGGCGCACCCATCGCATTCCATCCCCCGGTCGGCCGCAGCGGCCTGATCGGCAGCTCGCAACCCAGCCCCGACGCCATCCTCCGCGAGGTGCTCGGCTGGGCAGATATCGCCGTGCGCGCCGTCGCCAAGCGCATGATGCAGCTCGACCTGGAGGTCATCGAGCGGCGCTCGGAGCGCGGCGGGACCGTCGTCGAGACCGTCCTGGACGATCACGAGCTCGCGCTCCTGCTGGCCCGCTTCGGGCCGACCCACTCGCGGCGCCAGGCCCTCTATCTGCTCACCCGCTACCTGCTCGAGCTCGGACAAGCCTACCTGCTCCGGGTCGGGGCCCGGTCCGGTCGGCGCACCGCCGAGCTCCACGTGATGCAGGCGGCGCGCGTGCGCCCCGTGCTCGAGGGCGGGATCGTTACCGGGTACATCGCCCAGGGCGGCACCGGGCAGGAGATCCCGCTCCGTCCCGAGGACGTGATCTGGATCTGGACGCCCGATCCCGAGACGCTCTACTCGGCCGAGGGAGTCATCGGGCCGCAGGCGCAGGCTGTCGATGCGACCAAGTACGGCGACGCGCACATCCGAGAGCACTTCCAGAATGACGCCACGCCGCGCGTGGTCATCGAGTCAGGTCCCGAAGCCCAGCACCCAGACCCTGCGGGCCGCGAGCGCTGGGAGCAGGGCTGGCGCAACGCCTACGGCCTAGGCTCCACGCGCCGCGGCTTGCCGGCATTCCTGCCGAGCGGCTTCAGCGCCAAGATCCTCGATGAGCACGCCTCGACTGGATCGGTCGTGCCGATCCAGACCTACCTGCGCGACCGGATCTTCATGGCGCTCGGCGTGCCGCGCTCTGTCGTGGGCGACGTCGTCGACGCGAACCGGGCCGCAGCCGACACGAATCAGTACGTGTTCGACCTCTACGCGGTGAAGCCATACGCGGATCTGATCGCGGACGCGCTCACCACGCAGCTCGCCATGCCGGCCTATGGTGAGTCGATTGCTGTGCGCTTCCGCGAGTTCGTCCCGCGTGACAAGGCGCATGAGCTCGCGCGTGAGGCACAGGATCTCACGCTCAAGGTCCGCTCGATCAATGAGGTACGCGAGGAGCGCGGGCTCGATGCCGCAGCGTGGGGCGAGCTGCCCGTAGGCTCCATCGCGGACGTGCCCTATGACGGCGAGATGCCCGAGCCCATCACCGTCCCTGATGATCCCGAGGCGCTGGCCCCCGTGGACGATGAGCCGGCCGATCCCGACGACGCCCCGCGCAGACGCGCGAATGTCTCCGCACTCGATGATCGGCTGGTGCTCGGCTACGTGCGCAGCTTCGAGGGCGCGCTCCGCCGCGTGTTCGGCGCGCAGCAGCGCCGCATGCTCGAGGCGCTGCGCGAGGCCGGCATGGGGCGGAGCGCCCGGGATCTCTCCGCAGAGGAGATCATGTCGATCCTGCGCCGCACGCTCGCACCGGCAGGATGGGCACAGCTCTACGATCGGACCACGGGCAAGGTGCGCGGGGCAACCTACCTCGCCCAGGCGCGCCGCGCGCTCGCACAGGTCGGCGGTCAGCCGGGCGGGTTTGTGTTCTCGGCGCAGGTCGCCACCGAGCTCGCTGCCCAAGAGCGAGTCTTCCGCAAGCTCGTGAGCGATACGACGCTGCGCGATCTCTCGGGCAAGGTGTTCGCGGCGCTCAAGGAGTCCGCTGAAGCGGGCGAAGCGCTCGAGGCGCGCGCCAAGCGGATCGAAGCAGCGGTCGCCGAGGGCATGGACATGCGCCGCTCGCGCGCGCGCACGATCGCGCGGACCGAGGTCGGCACCGCGAATCAGATCGCGCAGCTCGACGGCTGGCGGCAATCTGGCGTCGTCCAGCTGAAGCGCTGGGTCAACTCGCAGGACGACGCCGTCCGAGACGCTCACGAGATCGACGGGCAGACCGTCTTGCTCGAGGGCCGGTTCAGGCTGCGCGACGGCATCGAGGCGCGAGCGCCGCTCGACTCGAGCCTGCCGCCTGGCGACCGGATCAACTGTCGCTGCGCCATGGTGCCCGTCACCGAGGGGGAGACAGCATGACCACACGCTACCAGCGCCACTGCCGCATCGAGACGGGCGCCGAGCTCGGGATCGTCGCGGGCATCCTCGCGACCGACGGTGAGGCATCCGACGGGCACATCCTATCGATGCAGGGCGCTCAGGCCGAGCCTGGCGCGCCGCTGCTCTTCGGCCATGATGCCTTCTCGGGCACCGCGAATCTCGGCAGCTGGACTCGCTTCCGTCCGTCCGAGCACGAGCTCCGCGGCGAGGCGCAGATCGAGATGGCCGGCATCGGCGCGCAGGCTGATTGGCGTGCAGACCTCGCGCACATGATCGCCCAAGGGCACGTCTCCGCGCTCAGCGTGCGCTGGGAGCCGCTCAAGCCGCCCGTGCGCAGGATCAACCTCGCCAGCGATCATCCGGCCTACGTCGACGCCGAGAAGGCACACGGAGATGATCCTCGGCGCTGGGGCTACTACTTCGACGCCTGGCGCGTGCTCGAGGGCTCGGTCGTCACGATTGGCGCCGACCCTGCCGCGCTCATCGGTCGCATCGCGCAGGCGCGCGGAGCGGACCGCGACCTGTGGCGCGGCGCCTTGGCGGACTACTTCGCCCAGGGCGCTGCAGCCCCAGAGCTGCGCGAGGCGTACACCGCGCTCGCCGGCAGCGTCGAGGCGCTGCGCGGCCAGGGCGTGACCGACTTCGGGACCCTGCTGCGGCTCTGCGGCATGGGCACCGATGCCTCCTCGCTCGTCTCCGTCGAGTACGGGGACGGGCAGCGCGTGCTGATCCCGCGCGAGGCGCACGACCGCCTCGTGGGCTCGGCACGCGAACGGCTCGAGCTCGCCTTCGACTTGCTGGCAGACGGCATGCCGCTGCTCGTCGAGCCCGTGCGAGAGCCGGCGCCACGGGGAGTTCCCGAGGTGCCTCACACTGCGCCGGCATCCGTGCCTGCGCAGCCTGTAGATGACCTGCTCGAGCGCGTCCGGGTGCGCACGGCACAGATCGTGCGCGACAGCCTGGCCGCGAGGGGATGACCATGCCGGAACTGACCCTGCCTCCGAGTTCAGAGGAGATGGCGAAGGCCAGAGAGACAGCGCTGAATCTCGCCTTCAAGGACCTGTCGCAGAAGGCCGAGGAGCGCGCGATCGAGACGGTCCGAGCCGAGGTCGATCGGATCCTCGGCGAGAAGCCCGATCGCAGCCAGCTTGGGCTGGTGGCGCTCTCTGGCCAACCCAAGCAGCGTCTCGCATACGGAGAGGGCGTGCGCCTGATCTCGCCGCATGCCGTGCGCTACCTGCGGCTGCCCGAGATCCAGCGCAAGATCCGCACGCCGGACAGCGACCACTGGATGGCCCAGTGGCTCCGCGGCAAAGCATGGCGGGATCGCGGCATCCTCATGGAGGCGGACGCCAAGCTCGAGGAGCTCGGTTTCCCGCGCGTGTCGGTCAGCGAGCACGAGCGCGCCGACCTGCTCGAGGGGCTCGCGTCCGGGACGACCGGCATGACGGCCGGATCGGGCGCCTCGCTCATGCCGACCCCGCTGGCGGCGGTCATCATGCTCGCCCGCGACAAGCGCGCGCGCCTGCGGCCGATCGTCAGTAGCTTCACGAGCGCCGGCAAGACGCTCCGGGTGCCTACCGCTGGCTCGGCCACGGTGGCGATGGTCGCCGAGGGTGCGACGGCCTCACAGGGTGAGCCGACGATCAGTCACAAGCTGCTCGACAAGAAGAAGGCGCAGGGCGTGTTCGAGGCGTCCATCGAGCTGCTCTCGGACTCGGCCTTCGACCTGGTGAGCTTGTTCAGCGAGCGCGCGGGCTCGGCGCTCGGGGCGCTCGAGGACGTGCAGATCTGCACGAGCAACGGGACGGCGCCCAACATCACGAGCGCCATCATCACGGGCGTGACGGAGGTGACCGAGGCCGTCTCGGCCACGCTGGCCTATGCCGACGTGGTCTCGCTCTACTTCGCGGTGCCCGAGCCCTATCGGGCGGGCGGCTCGTGGCTGGGCGATGGGACGGTCATGAAGATCCTCTCGCTCATCGACGATGGGAACGGGCGGCCGATCTTCCAGCCTGCCGATGCCGCTGCAAACGTGATCGGCAACACCGCCGGCAATGTCGGGTCGATCTTCGGACGTCCGGTCTATGACGTGCCGCTCGCGGCGGGCACGCTGATGTTCGGCGACTTCCGGGAAGGGTACGGGCTGCTCGATGCCGGCGGGATCTCCGTCGCGATCAGCGAGCATATCCGGTTCCTCGAGGATGGAATCGTCTTCAAGTTCACAACGCGCTTCGATGGGAACATCCTTACCGTGGCTGCGCTGCGCATCATGCTGGGTCTGACGACGGCTGGTTAGTCCAGGGGTGAGAGGGAGGGGCCCGGTCGCCCATCGGCCGGGCCCCTCATCGGGGAGAACAGACATGCGACGCATCAAGATC